CCTGCGTTGCCAGCGCAGGTTCTCGTCTGGCGCCCCTGGCGGGCAAGCGCGCATCTCGGCGTGGGAAAGCATGCCGTCCTGGATGATCTCGTCGAGCAGCCGGCGCGAGAGCTTTGCCGCAGCGCCCTCCTCATCCGCGTTCGCGAACGGTTTGGGCGCCTGCTCGTTGTAGGACTTGCGAAGCCGCAGCAACTGCCTGCGAACCTCTCCCTTGTCCTGGATCGCATTGTTGGACAACTTCGCTTCCGCGCTCTCGATGTCGTGGCGCAGGTTTTCGGCCTGCTCCGGGCGCAGCAGAGGCTTGGTCTGAAACAGCGGGTTGCTCTCCAGTTCTGCCAGTTGTGTGGTCATTCGGTCCTCTGTTAGGTTGGATAAAGCGTCAGTTCTGCCTCTACACATTCAATCGGTTCTGATTGAAGCAATTGGCCTTTGTCGCCTTCGATCACGGCGCGGACCCAATACCAGTTTTGTTCCACTGGAGGACTGCCGATTCCGCGAACTGACGCTCGCACGACGACAAGACGCTGCGCCGGCTTTATTGCCGATGTATGCACCATGCCCACATGCGTAACGACTTGCCCGATGAAATAAAGAAAGGACATCGGTCTACAGGTTCGTCATCAGACCACCGGCCGCCGCTGCGGTCGGCGCGCCCATGTTCGCCCAGATAATGCCTTCAGTCCCCGCGGTCCACACCGGAGCCCCGCCGTCGTTCAGCGTGGCGCAGTTGAATAGCGCAATGGCTCCCTGGCTGATCCCAGCGGGAATATTGAATACTTCGGTCATGTCCACGGTCTTGTTCGTGGACTTGGAGATAAACAAGCAGTCGCGGAAGATGAGCCAGCGGTCAATTGCGGTCGTATCGGCGAGCTTGACGTGGCAGGCACCTGCTGCGCTGATGTATTCGGTGAACAGACACTTGTCGAAGAAGTTGCGGGTTGCAGCGGTATCGCACAGAAGGCCAACGCCATCGCCGTCGCGGGTAATGGTGTCCAGGCCGATCGTGCAATTCCTGAACACGTTTTCCGCCCCGGCATCCAGCGAAAGCGAGGCACAGCCAGCGGCTGATTGCGTTGCGTTGCCGATCCCGGCAAAGTGGATGTGATCGAACACGTTGCGCTCACCCGATACCGTGCTGGCGATCAGGGATGTCGCATCATCCACGCCGTGAAAGATCGCTAAGTTCGAGAAGTAACAGCCATTTGCCGTGACACTCACCAGCGGGCTGACTCCGGTCGCTGTCGAGAGCTGCGCGATCCTGGAGCGCTGGCTGACCATCGTCGGCGCACCGACCCCGATCAGGTGGCACAGATTCTTGCTCCAGGTCAGGGTGGCGCTCTGGTAATCGGTGGTACTGCTGGCGGTGTTGTGTTCGGCCAGAAAGTACGCGATGTCGTTCTGATTCGCGGTCATCAGCGTGTGCGCCCGCGCCACCGTCTTGACCGCCGAAGCCGGGCTCGTCCCGTCGTTGGAATCCAATCCGGTCCTGGGCTTGATGTAGTACACGTTGCCCTGGGTGACGTCGCCCGTGATCGGGCTCGCGCCCTTGTCGAAGAACTTGGTGTTGAAAGGTGAACCCATGCTATTTCTCCTGTCTAGGAACGCCTGCCGCAGTAACGGAGGCCGCCAGCCGGAATCTCACCGGCCATTACCCTGGTTGTCACAGTCCTTCCTGTTTCACGTGGAACGGTCCCCGCTTGCCGCGCTTGGGCGTGCCCAGCGAACGCTCCGGCCCGGTCTTGCCGGGCAAGCCCGGCCAGGCCGCCGTTTTCATCGGCATCGCGCTCGGCGCGGGCGTGCCCTTGCCCTCGCCTGCGTCGGCCGGATTCACCTTGCCCCCGCCCTTGGACGAGAGATCGTTATAAAACTTGTTCGGCATTTCGTACCTCCTATCGCTTGGCCTTGCCGCGGCGCCTTACCGCGGCGTTACCCGCGCGCACCGCGCGACCTTCGTTTCCCGTTTGGGCCAGCACCGAGTTCGCCACACCCGCCCAGAGGCGCTTCTTTTTCGCCGAGGACGCGGCCCGGGTATGCCGGGCCGCGTCGCTGGAACCCCAGGGCATCAGCCAATCCTCACTTTGGTGATACCAAAAACCGAAAACACGAGACCAGAAATCACAAACTCATCGCCATCTTTGCCAATACGAATGTCGTGAATCTTGCGATGACACGTTCCGCATAAGCAAATCAGGTTGTCGATGCCGTGATCGTTCATCTCAGCCTCGGTCCTGTAAAATGCGTGGTGAACGTGCGGCTTGCACTCGACACCGCAGGCCCGACACTTCCCGCCATCGCGCTCGATGGCCTGTTTCTTGGCGCGCTTCCACGCCGAACCGTTGAGGCGACGGTTGTATGGTCTTGTGTCTGCTGCGACGGAGCGCCTGGCCGTCGCAATTTTTGCGCATTCCGGAGAACAATATTTCGTTTTTCCGACGCCGAATTTGTTCGGCATGAACGCCAGACCACAGATTGCACATTCTCGTTTGGCGCGTTCTAAACGCTGCGCAGATTGCCGCCTCCGCATCGCGTTCATCCGCGCTTCGTTGCATTTGACCGAACAGGTCAGCGCACCCGAATGTGTCGGGTCCGTAATGAATTGAACCCCGCACACCACGCATAACCGGCGCAATTCCTCCTCCGTCTTCGGTGGATTGCGGCGCCGCCAATGACGCCGGTTGTTCGCCACCTGTCTGCATCGAGGGCCGCAATACGTCTGCCGCCCTCTGCCGAAGTTCCTGCTGTTCGCATCGAATGCCGTCTCGCAGATGACGCATTTTTTGATGCTCTTCATGGTGACCTCCGTGGAAAACTGCATTTTCCACTTTGGTCACATAGAAGTCAAATGGCGTCTGTCTGTTCATCTTGTCTTCCGACGCGTTCATGTAAATGCTTGATTAGGAAACCAAAGCTCCGATGATCCACCGCCAGTTTGCATAGGTCATTCCGTAACGCATGTACCCGCGCCATTTGCCGACCAGGGTATCAAAGTCTTCGACCATGGCGAATTCCATCGGCGTGCGATCCGACCAGAACAGGTACATCTTCCGCGCCCGGGCCTCGCACATGAACCAGTTGTTGGTATCGGTCATGTGGTGCCACTCGTAGGGCGTGTAGCGGCCTTCGTGGAAGTTGCGGTTGTTGTACGTCGTATCGACCTTGCCGGTGCTCTTGATGATCTCGAACCCCTTTTCCGACAGATCCGGCGGATACCAGAGTTCGTCCGGCCCCACGTCGTACTTGCCGGCCTGATCGTCCCTGAACTTGGTCATCTGCAAGCGCGTCGTGAACACCGCAGTTGCCGTCAAGGCATCGGTCACCAGGTTATCGAAGCCGCTCGCGGTCGATGCCCCGGAGGTCGTGGTGTGCGAATCCGAGCACAGCGCGACGCCCTCACTGTGGTTGTAGAAGTAGGTGTCCACCGAGAAAGCGTTGTTGAAAATCCGCGCCGCATCCTTCTCGCGCCGCCGGTAACTGCCGCGGATCAAGCCCTTGGGACGCTGATCGAAAATGTGATGCTGACCGTCGTCGTAGAGCTTGCGTTCGACCTGAATGCCCTTGGCGAACTCCACCGGAGTCAGGGTCACGTCGTAGCCCTGGTTGATGGACGAGTACGGGATCGTGCCGGTGAATTCGTCCCAATCGGGCAGCGTGCCGATCTCGCTGAAGGTCATATTGTTGCGCCCGTTGGTCCCGGCGTTGGTGTACAGCGTCGAGATCATCGATTTCAGATCCTTCTGTTCCTCGTGGAAGATTTTCTGAAACCGCGGGTCGAGAACATCCGGGAATGCGCTTGAAAGCATTGGGGTTGCCATGTGTGTCTCCTTTCAGATTCCGGGTTTAGGCGGGCCGACCGGCATTGAAGTGGTCGTGGAACTTCGCCAGCACCCAGGAACTGGTACGGCCTTCGTGCGCGAGCGAATTCAAGATCAGCTCGATCGTCTGCAGCGAGGCGCCGGTGCCCACGGCAACCGAAGCGTCCGCAGCCGTCAGGTCCGTCGAAAATTGCAGCGTGACACTCTGCAACGGGTTGTACGGGCAGCGCAGGAAATTGTCCCCGACAACGGTGTCGTAGGGAAACGCAACCGTGACCGTGCCGGCGGTGGCCGAAGTCGAGGTGATCTTCCGCGCCTTGCCGGCGTTCGCCCCGTCGTAGCCCCAGGCCGTGCCCTCATCGAACTCGGTGCTCGTCCAGCTCGTGCCCGTGGTCACGGCAAGCCCGTCGGTAGAAGCCGTGGTCACCGGGTACAGGGTAAGCGCAGCCTTGGCGGCCGAACCGACCATGAGCAAGCGGTACACACCGAACGGATTGAGGATGATCTTGGTCATGCGCGCGGTGTCGGAGTTGTCCGATTGCTGCGCCGTGACGTAGGTGCCGGCAGTGTCGAGATTGACCCCGACCGCATCGGCTGCGCCGGTGGTCGTACCTTGCACGAGCCCTGCCCCGTCTGCTACAGGCACCAGATAGGGAATGCCCTTGACCGTGTTGCTGGCGGCCACCTGATAGGACCGGACAGCGGCGTTACTTGTACCGCCCAAATCGTATGCAAATTCCATCGCAACCTCCTGGTCGATCAAACCGCATCGCTGCGGCGTTCGTTCAACCTGTTGCGATGGTCGCGTATTCGCGGTCGCGCCGGAACTGTTCCCAGCTTCGCCTGAACTCGACGGCATCGCTGCCGTTCACGTACAGGTAATGCAACCCTTCGCCGCGGCACACATCGCAACTGCCAATCACGCGCAGCAGCTTCGGGTCCGGGTGCGGCTCGTAACGGGCCGCGCGCGGCGAAAACCGCCTTGCGTGCGCTTCGCAGAGAACGATGGCCTTGCCGAGACAGATCAGATCGTCCAGGTGCGCCGACCCGCTGGTGTAGCGGTTGCGGCGAAATTCAGCGGCCTTCAGGACCGCCCGCTTTACCTGGTGCGGTGTCCAATTCTGACGAATCAGAAAATCGAACACTTATCGCCTGACTCGCGGCTTTGCGAATTTGAGTTCTTCCTTGACCTCGGTCCAGTCTTTGTAGACGCCCTGAGAGATGGCGTGCTCGTAGT